TACTTGCCGGGATTCTCGAAATAGTCTTTTGGGTTGTACATTTTACTCTCCTGTAGGTTACTAACATGCGCGCGGGTGCGCGCATGGAGATAGGATTACAACACGGCCAATACAATAGTGCAAGCGAATTATTATCTGCCGATTCTCGCCGATTATTTCACGCGCGCCTGCGCCAGTGCAAGGGGCGTATAGGCGCAATAGGCTATATTTCAGTCAATTACAAAACCAATTAGTAAAATCTAATAGTCCATATAGTAGTATAGCGTGGTGGTGGTAGCGCTGCCGTAGCCACCGATTTTTCGCCACTGAAATAGTGCTTATAGTGGCCATCCACACTATGGATTGGTGCCTGTCGGCCTGGTGCCTGTCGGCCTGTCGGCCTGTCGGCCTGTCGGCCTGTCGGCCTGCCCGGCCTGTCGGCCTGTCGGCCTGTCGGCCTGTCGGCCTGCCCGGCCTGCCCGGCCTGCCCGGCCTGCCCGGCCTGCCCGGCCTGCCCGGCCTGCCCGGCCTGTCGGCCTGTCGGCCTGTCGGCCTGTCGGCCTGTCGGCCTGTCGGCCTGTCGGCCTGTCGGCCTGCCCGGCCTGCCCGGCCTGTCGGCCTGTCGGCCTGTCGGCCTGCCCGGCCTGTCGGCCTGCCCGGCCTGTCGGCCTGCCCGGCCTGTCGGCCTGCCCGGCCTGCCCGGCCTGCCCGGCCTGCCCGGCCTGTCGGCCTGTCGGCCTGCCGGCCTGCCCGGCCATCGAGCATTGTTGCAGTGCAACATGGGGGGAGCTGGGCCCTGCGCTGGCCGTGTCGGTCACGGTATCCCCCACGAACAATTTTTATTTTTAAAAGTATCTTGCAAGCCAAACGCTTACGTAGGTCAAATAGGCTAAATTGTGTTATAACAGCAACCATGTTCCAGTCCCTACCACTGGCTATACGACCTAGAATTCAGGCGACAGAGGCGCGTCTGGATGCCATATACAAAGCTGCATCTATGGGGTTAAAAGGGGATTCACTGGCACTGGCGTCTGGGATGCTGCCTTTAGAGTACCGGCAATTGTGCCAATTTGACCCATTGGCCGAACTAGCGGCGCAGAAGGGCAAGGCGGACAACGAACTGCGCGCAGCGCAGAAACTGAACGAGGCGTCAGATCAGGGCGACGCCAAGGCCAGCTTGGCAATCTTGCAACACGTCCACGGCTGGACGGCCCGGCAAGAGATCAGCGTGGACGTCTATCAGAAGATCAGCGTCATCACGGCGCTTGAACAAGCCCGCGCAAGGGTGATTGAGGGGACGGTGATAGATGGCTGAAGAAGAGAATTTTGCTGAACGACTTGTTGGTGGCGCAATTAGGCTTTATTCGCGCAATGCTGACCGCGCGGCAATGCCCACTAATCGACGGGTGTTTTTGGACTCGGTAGTTGATAAACGTAAAGACCCAATTACAGAATCGTCTTTTACCCCCGCTGAATTAACAGAATTATCTAACGTAGTAGCCAATAAATACGCGCACTTGCACGCGCCGGTAAACCAATACGCCGCATATCTGCAAAAAAGTTTAGCCTCGCACGAAGCCGCGATAAAAGCTAAAGACTTGGACAAAACAATGTATCCCGAAGCGGCCGCTGCTTTCAACAAAGATTTGGCCGCAATACAAGCGTTTAATGCCGGCAAACTTACGCAAGATTTTTTAGAGTTAGCCAGCGGTAAACAAACTTATTTCCGTGACCAAGCAATGCGCGAGGCATCTCGTGATAACAAAGATTTACGCGATGTATTTAAAGTAAAACCGTCTGTGCAATACGGTGATTACCGTTCTGACACCATGCTGGAACCACGATCAATTTTTTCCTCTTCCCCTAGCGCAATGTTACAGACTACATTGGGCCGATTTAATTATGCTGTAGACCCCAAAACCGGCGGTTTGGTAATAACGGATAGTTATGATTTTAACCCCCAGCAAAACCCGTTGACCGCTACAACGCGTCCAACACAACCGTTAAACGAAGGCGACCTTGCAGAACCATTAGGCGGTGGCGCGTATGGTCTGATTAGGCAATGGGCAGGTCGAGCAATGCCCCCCGGTACTGGCCGCCCAGTTAAAGTTCAAACAAATGCGTTAGCCCCGCCAATGCAAAACGGTCTGGCTAAATAATGCAGCTACCGATCTATCAGTCTGAGGAAGAACAGCGGCTGATGGTGGAGTTGTGGTCGCCCGCGCTGGCGGACGACCCCGAGGCGTTCGTGCTGTTTGCCTTCCCGTGGGGCCAGAAGAACACCCCGCTGCATAAGTTCAAAGGCCCGCGCAAGTGGCAGCGGGAAGTCTTGCGCGACATCAAGCAACATATAGATAACAACAAAGGCAAGGTGCAGATGGACACCCTGCGAGAGGCGGTGTCATCTGGCCGGGGTATTGGCAAGTCAGCCTTAGTGTCTTGGTTGGTGCTGTGGATGCTGACCACCCGCATTGGCGGCAGCGTCATCATTAGCGCCAACTCGGAAAACCAGTTGCGCTCGGTAACCTGGGCCGAGCTGACCAAGTGGTCGGCTATGTCTATCAACAACCACTGGTTTGAGATCAGCGCGACTAAGCTGGTGCCGGCGCAGTGGCTGTGCGAGCTGGTCGAGCGGGATCTTAAGAAAGGCACACGCTACTGGGCCGCAGAGGGCAAGCTGTGGTCGGCGGAGAACCCCGACAGCTACGCGGGCGTGCATAACCAAGACGGCATGATGCTGATCTTCGACGAGTCATCAGGCATCCCTAACCCCATATGGGAGGTCGGCGCCGGGTTCTTTACCGAGAACACGCCAGACCGGTATTGGTTTGCCTTTAGCAACCCGCGCCGCAACGAGGGCTACTTCTTCGAGTGTTTTCACGCCAAACGGGCGTTTTGGAACACCCGCAGCGTGGACGCAAGGACGGTGGAGGACACCGACAAGCAGGTATACGAGCAAATCATTGCCGAATACGGCGAAGATAGCCCGCAGGCCAAGGTCGAGGTGTACGGTGAGTTCCCCGACGCGGGCGAGGATCAGTTCATCAAGCCCATGCTGGTCGAGGACGCTATGCAGCGGGCGCGATGGAAGGACACAACTGCGCCTATAGTATTAGGTATTGACCCGGCCAGAGGCGGCGCTGACTCTACGGTGCTGGTGGTGCGCCAGGGGCGGGACATTGTGGCCATCAAACGCTACTCGGGTGAGGACACCATGACCATAGTCGGGCGGGTGATCGACGCAATCGAGGAATATAAGCCTATTTTGTCAGTTATTGACGAAGGCGGGCTGGGGTACGGCATACTTGACAGGCTCACAGAGCAGCGTTATAAGGTGCGAGGGGTAAACTTTGGCTGGAAAGCCAAAAACTCTATTATGTGGGGCAACAAGCGGGCTGAAATGTGGGGAACCATGAAGGACTGGCTGAAAACAGCGTCCGTTCCAGTTGATCGGCAGCTAAAAGCTGATCTGGTCGGCCCCATGAAGAAGCCTAACAGCAGTGGTACGATTTTCCTTGAAGGAAAGAAGGAAATGCGTAGTAGAGGGTTAGCTTCACCCGACGCCGCCGACGCGCTGGCGGTTACTTTTGCCTTCCCCGTCGCGCACCGCGAGTATCGGGAGCCAACCCGACGCACCGCGTCGTCTCACGCCAGCGTAACCAACTCTTGGATGGGTAGCTAGGTGAAAAAAAGCGTATCTTTAGCCATTGGTCGAGGCGAGAAGCTCCCGGTTAGCAAGGGCGCCGGCCTGACCGCCAAGGGTAGGGCTAAGTACAATGCGGCAACGGGCAGCAATCTGAAAGCCCCGGCGCCCAGCCCCAAGACTGCCGCCGACAAGGGCCGCAAAGCGTCATTTTGCTCAAGAATGTCGGGCGTGGTGGCCAAGGCCAAAGGCCCGGCAGAACGTGCAAAAGCCTCTCTTAAACGGTGGAAATGCTAATTATGCCCCTCGTTAAGTCACCCAGTCCGATGGCCTTCCGCAAGAACATCAAGGCAGAAGTCAAAGCAGGCAAGCCGGTCAAGCAAGCCGTTGCGATAGCCTATTCGGTCAAACGTAAAGCAAAAAAATAGTGGCATATCAAGACACAGGCATCAACGAAGCAGGCGCAGTCTCGTCAGGCGGCACTAAGTCCGACCGTGACAACGGCGAGATGCTGGCGACCATGCGTACCCGTCTGACGATGGCGATCTCGGCCTACTCGGACAGCCGCGAGGACGAACTGGACGACCTGCGTTTTCGTGCTGCAAGCCCCGATAATCAGTGGCAGTGGCCTGCCGATGTGTTGGCCACACGCGGCTCGGTGCAGGGGCAAACGATCAACGCTCGACCTTGCCTGACCATCAACAAGCTGCCGCAGCACGTGCTGCAAGTGACCAACGACCAGCGGCAAAACCGGCCTAGTGGCAAGGTGATACCGGCTGACGACAAGGCTGACGTTGAGGTGGCCGAGATATTCAACGGCATCGTGCGGCACATCGAGTATATCTCGGATGCTGACGTAGCTTACGACACGGCCTGCGACAACCAGGTTACCTTTGGTGAGGGCTACTTCCGCATCCTGACCGAGTATTGCGACGACCAGAGTTTTGAGCAAGACCTGCGGATTGGGCGTATTCGTGACAGTTTCAGCGTGTACATGGATCCAACAATCCAAGACCCTTGCGGTTCGGATGCCGAGTGGTGTTTCATCAATCAGGAAATTACCAAAGACGCGTACGAGCGTGAGTTTCCTGACGCGGCAACGCTGTCCAGCCTGCAATACGGCGTAGGCGACGGGCAACTGAACGCGTGGATTAACCAAGACACGGTGAGGATTGCCGAGTATTTCTACATCAAGCACGAAGCCAAGAAGCTGAACCAGTACGCCGGTGGAATGATCGCAATGGCTGGTTCGCCCGAGGCAAAGCAAATTGAAATGATGGGTTTGCAGGCCATAAAGACCCGCGATGTGGACGTTCGGCAAGTCAAATGGTGCAAAACCAACGGGTTTGAGGTGCTGGAAGAGCGCGATTGGGCGGGCAAATACATTCCTGTTATTCGCGTAATCGGCAACGAATTTGAGATAGATGGACGAATGTACGTTAGCGGTCTGGTGCGGAACGCCAAAGACGCGCAGCGCATGTACAACTATTGGGTCAGCCAAGAAGCCGAGATGCTGGCACTGGCACCCAAAGCACCGTTTATTGGCTACGGCGGTCAATTTGAGGGCTACGAAACGCAGTGGAAAACGGCCAACATCAACAACTGGCCGTATCTGGAAGTTAACCCCGATGTGACAGATGGGCAAGGCGTCGTGCTGCCGCTGCCGGCGCGGTCACAGCCGCCGATGGCGTCTAGCGGCCTGTTGCAAGCCAAAGCAGGCGCCGCCGACGACATTAAAAGCGCAACCGGGCAATACGATAGCAGTCTCGGCGCCACCAGCAACGAACGCTCGGGGCGGGCTATTCTGGCGCGGGAAAAGCAGTCGGACACCGGCACATACCACTACGTTGACAACCTGGCCCGTGCAATCCGGTACGCCACGCGGCAACTGGTGGATCTGATTCCGAAGATATACGACACGCAACGCATCGCGCGGATTATCGGCATGGACGGTGAAACCGATCAGGCCATGATTGACCCGATGCAACCGATGCCGGTCAAGAAGATTCAGAACGAGCAAGGCATTGTCATCAAGAAGATTTACAACCCCAATGTCGGCAAGTACGACGTTGCGGTGACTGTTGGCCCGAGCTACATGACCAAGCGGCAGGAATCGCTCGACGCCATGAGCCAACTGCTGCAAGGCAACCCGCAACTGTGGGCGGTGGCGGGCGACCTGTTCATCAAGCACATGGATTGGCCCGGGGCGCAAGAGATGGCCGCACGGTTTGCCAAGACGATTGACCCCAAGCTGCTGTCCAACGAGGACGACCCGGCGCTGCAAGCGGCCAACCAGCAGATGCAGGCAATGGGGCAAGAGATGCAGCAAATGCAGCAGATGTTGCAAAACGTCAGCCAGTCAATGGAAGCCCAGACGCTGAAGGTCAAGGAGTTTGAGGCTGAAGTCAAAGCTTACGACGCCGAAACCAAGCGGATCTCGGCAGTGCAGGCCGGTATGAGCGAAGAACAGATTCAAGATATTGCAATGGGCGTGGTCGCGGCGGCGTTGGAGTCGCAAGGCATGATGAACCAAATGCCAGATATGCGTGATGAATCTATGCCGATGGAAATGATGCAGCCAGACCAGATGCCGCCCGACATGATATTGCAGGGTACGGAACAAATGCCGCCACCGCAAGGGATGCCACAGTGAAATGCACCGACTTTATGGGGATGCTGTTCTTAGCGCGAGACGTAGCGCACAGCGTCCACCTCAACACCCGCAGCTACGCCAAGCATGTAGCCTTGAACATCTTCTACGAACGTATCGTAGGCGCTGCTGACGACTTTGCCGAAGCCTACCAAGGGCGGCATGGTCTGATTGGCCCTATCTCGCTCATGTCGGCTAAGAAAACGGCCAACATCATCGAGTTTCTGGAAGATCAGTTGAAGGAAATTGAAGCGGCTCGGTATGACGTTGTGGATAAGTCGGATACCTCATTGCAACAACTTATAGACAATATCGTAGAAGTCTACTTACGCACTCTCTACAAACTTAGATTCTTAGCTTGAGGTCAATCATGTCAGCGAACTATAAAAGTATCAGCGCCACCACGCAAGTTAAGGTCGGCTTTACGGTCTTGAAAGGCATCTTTGTTAGCGCCGCAAGCTCAACGCCGCTTATTACGGTTTATGATTCCGGCACCGCAAGCACTGGTGACCCGACGATATTGGGCGTGTTTGCTCCCGCTGCCGCAGGTAACTATCTGTTTACCAATAACGGCATAACGGCAAGCAAGGGGCTGTACGTGGTCATATCTGGAACGGTAGTAGCGACCATCATTTATGAGTAATAGCAAATGACAGTCAAACTTTCCCCTGTTGCTGGCGCAGGTTGGCAGTTTTTTACTGACGACGGTGTTCCATTGTCTGGCGGCAAGTTGTACACCTATGCTGCTGGCACTACGACACCCGAAACCACGTACACCAGTGTCAGCGGTTCGGTGCCTAACGAAAACCCAATTATATTAAACTCCGCTGGCCGCGTGTCTGGCAGTAACGAAGTCTGGCTAACCAGCGGCGTAGCGTACAAAATAATATTGCAAACAAGCGCAAGTGTTCAGTTGTGGAGTGCTGATGATATTTCCGGCATAACTTAAGGTGAGTAAATAATGGCCGACGTAAAAATCTCCGCGCTACCTGCCGCAACCACACCTCTGGCGGGTACTGAAGTATTGCCTATCGTTCAGTCCGGTATAACGTCTAAAGTTGCGGTGAGTAACTTAACCGCAGGCAGGGCCGTTGCGCTTGGCGCGACAACAATTACCGGCGCGGCTACGATTAGCTCAACGCTTGGTGTAACGGGCTTGACCACTCTTGGCGTAACCGGCGTAGTATTCCCCGGCAGCACTTCCGGCGCTGCGGCTATCGTAGTATCTGCTGTGGCGGGGACGCCAACGATTACGTTGCCAATTGCATCCGGCACGCTGGCGACGTTAAGCGGAACGGAAACGCTAACTAATAAAACATTAACCGCGCCGGTTATTGCTTCGTTTACTAACGGCGTTGCGACAATTACCAGCCCCGCTGTTTCCGGCACTTTGATAACTACGACCAACGCTGCGTCCCAAGCGGAGCAGGAGACTGCAAGCAGTACAGCGGTTTACGTTGCCCCAGGGCAACAGCAATTTCATCCAAGCTCGGCTAAAGGGTGGGTGCAAGCGGATTATGCGGGCGCGGCGGTTTCAAGTTATAACGTGACAAGCGTGACTGACACTGGCGCGGGCAACCCGACTATAAATTGGAACGTCGATTTTTCCAGCGCCAGCTATTGTTCGGTGGCAACCACAGTGTCTACCCCCGGCGGGTCTGCTGCGGGAACTCTGATTACAGTAATTGGCAACTTGTCAACGGCAGGGTCAACCAGTATTTACTCGGTGCGCTTATCGGATTACGCGGGAACAGACGGCAATTTCCTAATGTGCGCTGTTTACGGGGATCAGTAATGCAAAAGATTATTTACATGCGCGCTGATGGCAGTGTTTCGGTGGTGCATCCGGTTAGAAATACAATGGGAGAAACGTTAACCACGGACGCTGAAATAGAACAGAGGGCTTGGGCTAAATTACCCACTGATGCCATCAACCCACGGTTTGTTGATGCGTCTGCAATACCGACAGACCGAACTTTTCGTGATGCGTGGGTAGCAAGCGGGCAGTCAATTACGCACGACATGGAAAAATGCCGCGCATTGCACCGCCGCGAGTTGCGAGCTTTACGTGCGCCAAAACTTGCCGCATTAGATGTGGAGTATCAGCGAGCAGACGAGCGTGGTGATGCAGCACAAAAAAAAGCTATTGCAGCGCGTAAACAAATTTTACGGGATGTAACTACACACCCTGATATTGACGCCGCAGTCTCTCCGGGTGAACTTAAAGCAGTTATTCCCTCAGTGCTTTTGTAATAGAATATTCTTACCAAACCTTACCAGTGAGGGTCACTGGGGATTCCAAGGAATCAAGCCATGTCTGAAGAAGTAATAGCGGAAGTACCCGCGCCGGAACAGGTCGCTACGGCAGCACCTGAGCCTGAGATAGCAGCGCCGGAAGCAGCACCCGAAGTTGAGTCTAAGGTATTCACACAAGAGGACTTAGACGCAGCCATCGGCAAGAGGCTTGCAAGAGAACAGCGAAAGTGGGAACGCGAAGCAAGGCAGGCCGAAGCACCAAAGCCCGTCCCTGTAGAGCATGTAAAGCCGGAACAGTTTACGACGACCGAGGAATACGTTGACGCACTGACGACTTCCAAGGCAGCGCAGATTGTCCACCAGCAACAGTACGCGAAACAGCAACAGGAGTTGCTTGGTAACTATCACGAAAAGGAAGAAGATGCGCGGGGCAAATACGAGGACTTTGAACAAGTTGCGTACAATCCCAAGCTACCGATTACTAACGTGATGGCTCAGACAATTCAAGCCTCGGATAACGGCCCGGATATTGCATACTATCTCGGCACAAACCCCAAGGAAGCTGACCGCATTTCTCGACTTGAACCGTTCTTGCAAGCTAAAGAGATAGGAAGATTGGAAGCAAAGGTTGCTTCTGAACCCGTTACAAAACGTACATCCAGCGCACCTGCGCCGATTTCACCCGTTACCGCTCGCGGAGGTCACTCCAGCGGTTTTGATACCACAGACCCAAGGTCAATTAAAACCATGACCACAAGCCAGTGGATCGAAGCTGATAGAGCAAGACAGGTGAAAAAGCAGGAAGCTAGGAACCGCTAACTACTTTAAGGAGTTTTTTCATGGCTAATAGCCTGCTTACCATCGATATGATTACTCGGAAGTGCCTCGAAATTCTCGAGAACAACCTGGTTATTTCGCGCAATTGCAATAAAGAGTACGACGACAGCTTCGCTGTTGAAGGTGCCAAGATCGGTTCGACCCTGCGGATTCGTCTGCCGGATCGTGCCTTGGTGACTGACGGTGCCGCCCTGCAAGTTCAGGACGACAACGAGCAATTCACCACGCTGACGGTTTCTAGCCAGAAGCACATCGGCATCAACTTCACCAGCGCCGAACTGACGATGCAGTTGGATGACTTCGCGGAACGTGTTCTGAAGCCGCGTATCAGCCAATTGGCGTCTAGTGTGGATGCTGACGTTGCCAACTCCTACAAGTCTATTTTCAACACCGTAGGCACTCCCGGCACCACGCCGGCCACCGCGCTGGTTCTGCTGCAAGCGCAACAGAAGTTGAACGAATCGGCTACGCCTATGTCGCCGCGCTACGCAACTGTGAACCCTGCCGCTAACGCTGGCCTGGTAAACGGCTTGAGTGGTTTCTTCAACCCGGCAGGCACGATTTCCCGCCAGTTCAAGACCGGCATGATGGGTGAGGGTGTTCTTGGCTACGACGAAATGAATATGTCGCAGTCGATTGTCAATCACACCACGGGCAACTTCCCGGCTGCGCCCATCTGCGCGTCAACCGTTCCGTCAACGCAAGGCGCGACAACGCTGGATATTACTTACACCAGTGGCACGAAGTCGCTCAAACAAGGCGATATATTTACCATTGCTGCCGTGTTTGCGGTTAACCCGCAGACCCGTCTTAGCACTGGTAGCCTGCAACAGTTTGTCGTGACCGCCGATCAGACCTTGACCAGCACCTCGGCAACCATTGCATTCCTGCCTGCGATGTACACGGCTACCAATGCGTTGGCCACGATTGATGCGTTCCCGGTGGCTTCGGCTGCGCTGGTGTTTGTGGGAACCGCTTCTACCGTGTATCCGCAAAACTTGGTTTATCACAAGAATGCGATCACGCTGGCCACGGCTGACCTCTTGCTTCCGCAAGGTGTCGATATGGCTTCGCGCCAGGTGCATAACGGCATCTCGATGCGTATCGTGCGTCAGTACGATATTAACAACGACCGTATGCCCTGCCGTGTCGATGTGCTGTATGGCTTCAGCACTATCCGCCCGCCGATGGCCTGCCGTATTTTTGGTTAATTTAAACTTTTAGGAGATTCAATCATGGCACTTCCCTCAGTTGGTGGCGGCTATCAGTATACCGATGGCAACCAAAGCGAACAGGTAATGGAAACTCA